ATGATGCCGCCCGACGCGGAACGCGCGCAACTGTTTACGCTTGATCATCCTCCTGATGCTGCTAAGCGGCACCCCCCATCGCTCCGCCAATTGGCCGACCGTGAAAATCTCCTGGTTCATTTTTCCTCCAATATCACCCTGCCCGCTTTGGCGGCTTGATCAAGGCGCGGGTTCAGATCGAGTGGCTCGTCTCCAGTGCTGACGCCACGCATATCGGAGATCGCGATCGTCATTAGTCTCGAGACCCCAGTCGCTTTCCTTAAATGCGGTCACCGTGGCGCTCGTCGACCAAGGATCATGGATAACCAATTGCCCATCTTTGTCGCGGTAGCATGTTTCGGGCACTATCTGGTCGTGCAGGTCGCAGCAGTCCTCGCACATCAGGCAAAGATCAAAAGCCTCGTCATCCTGCGGTATCCGCCACAAGTGCTCGGCATGAAAATAGCCGAAGCGCTCCAAAATATCCTCGCGCTGCTGCTTGCAGAGCCGCTCCGCCCTCACAACGCGAGGGTCGACCCAAAACTCGCTCCAAGGCAGATCGCGCGCGGCGTGGACGGCCTGCGTCAATGCAACGGGCAGGTGCTTTTTGATGTCCTCAATTTCCTGTAAAAGCCATTTAGGGTCGCGTTTGTAAGATGGCGCGATCCATTGATGATCCGCTACAAACTGTAGCGTCTCACGGGCTAAACAACGCCTTTTATGATCAGGTAAATTTACCATCATCTATAACCCGATGGCACGCCGCTTGTCACGGCTCCCACAATATTACTCTCCTCGGCATCGCCCCGGCAACACTCGTCAATAACCTGATCGAGCTTGACCCAGACCAAGACCCAGACCAAGACCAAGACCCAGACCAAGACCTAGACCTAGACCAAGACCTAGACCAAGACCAAGACCGAAACCCATAACTAGACCCAGACCTAGACATAGACATAGACCTAGGCCCAGACCAAGACTTAAACCCAGGCATAGACCTAGATCTATATCGTGCAGCGGTCATGACTTGTTCATGACTCCGAAACTTTCGATGGCCTGCACCTGGACATACCAAGCATCTACACCGAGGGGTTGGGCGTCTTTCCACTGCGGCGCGGAAAACTCACCTGTCTCATAGACGATCATCGCGTTATTTAGTTTGACGCAGGTCCTATTCGCCTCTACCAGCTTCCCGGTGTATATGTACAAGCCACACCATAGAGTAACAGTTTGTCCCAGAAGGCATTCGAGACCTTCGTTCTCAACTTCGTTCGCGATCACCTTCATTTGCACTTTTCCTTGTGGATGGTGGTTGCTAAATACATGCCCTCTGCGGTCCTGATCCGCTCCCCGATCCAGCGCACGACCGGCACGGCCATGGAATTTCCCAGCGCCTTGTATCGCGGCCCATCCGCTGCTGGCTTGCCGCGATAAGTGATGGCGGTGTAGCCGTCTCGGAACCCTTGGAGCCGCTCGCACTCGATCGGCATCAAGCGCCGAACGGCGTCCGGGTAGGTAATGGCGTTAATCATCCCCACCGAGTTGCCCGCCTTAGCCCCCTGCGATCGCTCCCAGTGCGCGGTAAGGGTGTCTGCGACTGCGGCGACCAAAGGCGTCCCGCGGCCCGTCCCATCCTCCGATGCATCGAAGCCATCCCCGCGTAGGGTGTGGGTGACAAGCGTTTCGCTTTCCGCATCCATGCGTCCAGAGCCGCCATGGGCATTCAGGCACATTGCAACGACGGGATCTTGGCCTCGGCTCTCTCCGGCGCGCTCTACGCCGCGGCCACTCGCTGTAAGGCTTGGCGCAGTTGGGGCGGCAAACTCTTCCCCCGCTTCTCGGCTCGGCGGAGGATGCCCCGACAAGCTGTCGCGCTCAAAAAGTACCGCCGCGGCACGTCGCCAGTCACCAAAATGCCCGACAACGAACACGCGCTTCCGTCGCTGGGCCAAGCCGAAGTATTGAGCGTCAAGCACTCGGTAGGCGAACCCATACCCGAGTTGCCCCAACGCCCCGAGGAAGGCTCCAAAGTCCCGTCCTCCGTTTGATGACAAGACGCCGGGGACGTTCTCCCATACCAACCAGCGGGGCCGATAGCGGTCAGAGATGGCAAGATATGTGAGGGCGAGGTTACCACGCGGGTCATCCATTCCTCTGCGGAGCCCTGCGACGCTGAACGACTGGCATGGGGTTCCTCCAACGAGAACATCGACATCTGCATCCGGCCACCTCTGGAAATTGGTCATGTCGCCCCAGTTCGGGACGTCGGGGTAGTGATGCGCCATTACAGCCGCTGGGAAGGCGTCGATCTCGGAGCAGGCGATAAAGTCCCAGCCGAGCGGAGACCAAGCAGCCTCTGGCGCTCCGATGCCGGAACAGACGGACAGGACGTTCATGTCGCCTGCTCGCCCTGACAGCATTCATCTATAACCCGATGGCACGCCGCGCATTGGCTATGCCCGGCGACCCAGACTAGTTGCGGCACCGCGCCCTCCTCGGCCCATGCACCGCAGCGCGTGCAATAGATCTGCTCGCGCGGATCGGGCTCTGGCTCCGAGCGTTTACCGTCGATCGCCTGCGGGCGATTAACATTCAAATGCTTGGCGATGGGGTTTTTGCGACCCGTCATGCCTCGACCTCCCACAAGAGCTTTTGCCCGAGCGGGTGCGTGTCCACGCGCGGACGGCTCGGGGTCGACCAACTGCGCCCCCTCACCTCGGCAACCATGTGCCAGTCATAGGTTTCGAGCCTCTTAAAGCCGAGCGCCTACGACGCCGGAGGAAGGCGGGGCCAGTCGGCAACCATGCGCCAGTCATAGGTTTCGAGCCTCTTAAAGCCGAGCGCCTTGGCCGCGCGCCAAGCCTCCCCGTCAAGGTAAGAACAAGCGTTCGGGGTGCCATCCGTGTAGAGCCTCGTGACCTCAAGCGTGAGGCCGTCATCGCGGTGTCGGGAAACCGGCCTCCCCACAATCGCCACCCCAACCACCCGATCCCCGAGCACTGCGCCGATCGAAAATTTATGTCCGACCACTGGCCGGTGGTGCCGATGGTGACGGCGCACGAATTCATTGGCTTCCGCCAGCGAGAGCGGCACGGTCGCGAGTTTGGGTTTGGCGATCGGGTTTTTCATCAGGCTCACTCAAAGTGGCGCGCGGCTCCAGCCACTGCCGCGCGCCTGACCGGGCACAGAGGGAGGTAACGCCCTTGGCTGGCCGGCTTTGCTCAAAACGGCACGAGCCAGAGCGCCGCTACAAAAGCGCTCGAAATAAAGGCCCAGCCGATCACGTCTCCGATAGCGCCGCGCATCAGAACGGCATCTCGTCATTGAGGTCGTCGCTGGCTGGCGCTTGCCAGTCCCGGCTCCCGCCACCGTCTCCGCCGCCGCCCGCGCTCTTTGCGTCGAGCATGGTGAGTTCGCCGCGATAGCGCTGGAGCACGATCTCCGTCGTGTATTTTTCTTGGCCCTGCTGGTCGGTCCATTTCCGGGTCTGCAACTGGCCCTCGAGATATACCGAGGAGCCCTTGCGCAGATACTTCTCGGCGACGTCGGCGAGGCGGTCATTGAAGATCACGACCCTGTGCCATTCCGTCTTCTCCTTCATCTCCCCGCTGGCCTTGTCCCTCCACCGCTCTGACGTGGCGATGGACATATTCACGACCCGGTCGCCTGAGTTCATGGTGCGGACTTCTGGGTCTCGGCCCAGATGGCCGATCAGGGTCACCTTGTTGAGTGATGGCATTATGCGGCCTCCTTTTGGCTGAGTTTATTTCGGGTGTCGTTGTAGACGCGCTGAAGCTCGGCGATCTGCGCGTCGGTCAGGCGCTCGTACTCGGGGTCGTCTTTGAGCGCAGCGCCGTTGGCCTTGAGGGCCTCGACGGTCATCGCGCTGCGGAGGCGCTCGGACCAAGTCTGGACGGTGCCGTTGTGCGCGACCGAGCCGATCGCGTCGGCAATAGCCGATGCCTGCTCCTTCTTGGTCGGCGGCGGCACCGGCGACAACGCGTCGTCCGGTGGGATCTCGGCGTCGCTGTAGAAGAAACCGTGCAAATTCACCGCCTTTAATATTGCTCGGTCCATGGCGCGCTTTTCCGCCATCGCTACCGGATACGCGTTTTTGTTGTTTCCCGGCGCGGCCTCGCCCCAGGAGATGTACTGGATGCTGTCCTTTGCGACGGTCGCCTTGGCGATGGCTGCGCTTTTCTCCGGCCAATACTGGACATCGAGGTCCACAGTCTGGATCGCCTGCGCGCCCGCCAGAAGCTCGATATATCTGTGCTTGATGATCCTCATCCCCGACTGTTTGTGCAGCCAGACCGCGTCCTGGATGTTGCTGCCCGGCGGGAGCAGGTCGAGCAGGCGGCGGTCATCACTACTTAAAGGCTTGTTCATCAACTTCCTCCTTCGTCAGCTTGATGGTGCGGCGCTTGCCGGTGTTGATAAGGTCGACGCCGTGCCCGTGCGTTGAGCGCGCGTCGCTCGGGGCAAGATCCTTGAGAGCCTTGTCAGCGGCCTTGTGCTGAGCAGCGGCCTCGCGCGTGGCGATGTAGGTGCCAGCCGCGTCTGCCCAAGCGTTGCTCGCGGTCATATCCACGACGCGGTGCGGCACGGGCGGCGGCGGTGTGTCCGCTGGCGGCTCAAAATACGCCGGATCTGGCGGCGTATTCTCAAGGAGGCACCGATGGAAATTGCGGTACAAGCGCAAAAGCTCGCTGGCATAGCCTTCGTCGATGTCGATGACGTATCGCGCCCACTTGTGGTTGCCAAAAAACACCGAAAGCTCGCCGGTTTTGACCTTGCGCCCAGTCGCGGCGGCGGCGCACAGGGCTTGGACGTGGATCTGCGGTGTGTAGGTCTCCAGCAAGCGCGGCTCAAACGCGTCGCCTGCGGTGTGCTTGTAGTCGATCACGACGAGGCTGCCGTCATCGGCATCCCGTACATCGTCAGGATGCGCGACGAGCCAGTCATAGTTTGGGTGAGTGTATTCTTGCTCAGCCCCGACCGTGGCGAGTCCTGTTTCTTGCGCGTACCAGCGCCTGTTGAGGGGCTCGGTGAACAAACCCATCTGAACGCGTAGCACGCGGCTAAGGTCTTCCCGCTCTTTCCTGCCAGTCATCTCTAGCCAGAGGTCAAGCGGCCCGCCTGGGCGCAGCAGCATATACGCTTTGCTCGCGCCAAGCTGATGCTTGGGAAAGTCACGCTGCATCGTCCAGGCCCTCAACGATCTCGGTGGCGCGAGCGAGGAAGCCGACCGCGTCCAGCGCGGCGGCGATGTCGGCGTCGCCTTCATGCCTGACGAATGCTTTCAGCAGCGCGACGCGCAGCGTCATAGCTGGTATCGGAGCCAGTGCGATCGGCGCGTCAAGCGGCTGCATGACGAGCCTCCTCGATCGCGCGGAGGTCTGCCTCCATTTCCGCGTCGTGGATCAGTTGCTCGGCAGCAGCCCTCTCTACGCCTGATGCGGCGAGGTCAGCCGCGAACTCCTCGCGGAGCAGCCGATGATTAGCGGTGATGTATCGATCGTGGTGCATTGCGTTCCTCCCTGATGAGAGAAACTGTACCTCATAAATTGTAATTGTCCACTAAAAAATGGACGAAATTGTCAAACAGCTCGGATGATATATATGACCCGGCCAATAATTTCGATCGCGCCCCCATTCTCAAAAATAGACTGATGCGAGGGGTCGGTGCTGGCCGGCTCCAAACGACGAGGGCCGTCATTGTCGCGGTACCGCTTGAACGTAGTCTCGTTATCCCGCCGAGCCACGACCAGTGCTCTATCGACGGGAAATGTTTGAGCGTAGTCAACCACAATGATCGAGTTGTGCGGAGCCTCTCGATCCATTGAATTCCCAGAGACGCGCAGCGCAAAGAGCGTTGAAGAACTAGACGGCACCGGCACTTTTTCGCCGTTTTCCGCCGTCGCCTCAGAGAAGTCCGATGCGCTCGCCCATGACACGACAGGCACCATCTGCACTAGAGGGGGTGGCCGTGGACTGAGGCTCTGTAAAGGCTCGGCGTCTGCGGCGGCCAGGTAAGTCTCAGTGACGTTGAACGTATCAGCGTAAATTTTCAATAGCGAGGCGCGAGGCTCCCGCTTGCCGCTCTCGTGCGACTGATATGTGGCATAAGGCACCCCCAACGCTTCAGCGGCGTGTTTCGCGTTGCGATACCCAGCGGCAACGCGCGCAGCCTTTAGGCGGGCTCTGAAGGTGCTCATGATGCGCGGACCGTACCTCGTCCAGCTCGAATGGACAAGCGTGATGATATTTGCGGCGCAAATGTCAAAATGAAATGGACATAAAAAAAATAAGCGGTACAATTGCCCCATGGACCTGGACTATTTGATCAAACGCCTGGGCGGCGGCGCTGCAATTGCGCGGCGGCTTGGGTTGCATCGCACCGCGATAAGCCAATGGAAGCGCGCGGGGCTGCCGGACAAGGTCAGCGTTCGCGCCGCGCTTCTGCGGATGGCGGAGGAGGCGGTGATGACCGCTGAAGAGCGGTCGGCCATCCGCGACTACCTCAAAGGGCCGCTGCGGTGAGCTTCGCGCGAGACGACGCCTGGCAGCGAGGCCTACGCGACCGGGTCATTGTCCCGTTTTATCAGGAGAGGACGCGGGGGCGGTTCGTTCTGCTGGACGGGCCTGGGCTGGCCAAAGAACTACAGCGCCAGCACGGCGTTGACGCGCTCCTGCAAGCCTCCGATGGTCGCGCGATCGGCATTGAGGAGAAGCTCGTCCGCTGGCCAGCGCGCGGTCACGCATACACCGCCTTCGTGCTCGAAACGGCGTCGAATATCAACGCCGGTCGCAAGCGCGACGGTTGGATGAAGACCTCCAGCGCGGACTATCTCCTCTACGGTTTCGAGCAGCCGGATGGGACCGTTGACGCGTACCTGATCGACTTCCCGGCCTTGCGGCGCTGGTTTAAGCCGCTGGAGGAGACGTTCGCGACTTTTGAGACGCCGAGCACGCCCGACAGCCCAAATAGGTCTGCGGGCCGCGTCGTGCCGATCGCCGACGTTATGCAGCATGTAACGGCCTGGAAGATCGAGTTGGGCCGAGAGGCTCAAGCGCCAGCCGCCAACGGTTACAGAAAATTCGATGCCGCTGCTTACGGTCAGGAATGGACGGGGCGCATATGAGCGCCCGCGAGAAAGCCGCCGGGACGCGGTCGGAGGTGAAGGTCCGAGACCTGCTGCCACCGGAGTGGTCCGCTGTTCGCGTCGATCGCCGAGCGGGTCAGCTTGGTGCTGAAACTAGCCACGATCTTGAGGCAACGATCGCCGGTCGAACGGTCGCGATCGAGGTCAAGCGTCGCCGCGGCGGTGACAAGCAGCTCCGAGCATGGATGCCGCCAGCGGGCATCGTCGTGACCGACGAGCCGCGTGCCGAGCCGATCGTGCATCTGCCCATCTCGACTTTTATTGAGCTAGCAGGGGGCGCTGATGACTGAGGGGACGAGCGAGATCGTGCGCGCGATCCGCGACGACCGAGAGCTGAGCCTGACCCCGGTCGAGCAGCTGGTGCTGATCTATATCGCGTCGCGACTGCCGAACGCGTATCCGAGCCAGCAGACGCTCGCCGATGAGATCGGCGTGGACGCAAGGACGATCCGGCGCGCTAGTCGGCGGCTAATAGAGGTGGGTGTTTTGACCGCGCGACCGATGGTGAGCGGCGGCGTGAATGTGTATCAGATACACCTCGATGGCGAGGTGACCCCAGGACACCAGTGTCCTACCCCCCAGGACACCAGTGTCCTACCCCCCCGGACACCCATGTCCTACCCCCCCGGACACCAGTGTCCTCCTAAGACCCCCTTTAAGACCAAAACTAAGACCAAAACTAAGACCAAAGAACTCTTGTCGTTTCACGACGATGTCGAGCCCGCTTTCGCTGCGTGGAACACGATGGCCGAGCGAGCCGGTCTCCCGACCGTGCAGCTGCGCAGCGACGCTCGCAAGAAAACGCTGTCAAAACGACTTGACGACGCCGGCGGCCTAGAGGGCTGGCTGGCCGCGCTCGACAAGGTGGAGGCCTCGCCATTCCTGCGCGGGGAGCGCGGGTCATGGAAGGCTAGCTTTGAATTTGTCTCAAAAGCCGCGAATTTCGCAAAGATTATGGAGGGAAATTATGACGACAAACGTGGTTCCGATACCAACGGCCAGCCCGACAACAGCGCTCCAGTCGGATCGGCGATGCGAGCTTTCATGGCGGTCATGGGCGGGCCTAACGATCGAGACCCGCAGCCGGACTGGCCAGGACGGCCAAATGGAGGTGGCAGCCACCCAGGTCACGATCGGCCCGGAGGTGGATCTGGCGGCGCTGCGCCGGGAGGTGGAGGCAGCCTGCCTGCCGGCAAGCCGCGAGCAGATCGTGATGGCGGTGACCAAGCTCGCGCTTGTGACCGCGCACTCGGAGAAATGGGACAAGTACAAGCTCTCGGTCTACGCCGAGGTATTGGGTGAGTATCCCGGCGACGCCGTGCTGGAAACGCTGCGGGGCTGGATCCGACGCGGCGAGAAATGGATGCCGACCGTTCCAGAGCTGATCGACAGCATCAGGATCAAGGCTCGTAAACGGCTCGCCGTGCGCGAGGCGGTCGAGCGCGAGACCGAGCGGCGCGTGTTGAGGGAGATGAGCTAATGGCGAAGAAAAGCACAACGACTGTTGACCTTGAGGCGCTCGCGAAATTGCTGCGCGGCCTTGAGCAGCCTTGCCCGGCGTGCCGGTGGCAGGACTGTGACTGGACGGTGCAGTCCACCGATGGGGACCTGATGCGCGCCGATTACCGGGACCGTGCTGCGCGCGTCCTCGACTTTTTGGGGCTGAGCGATGCGTGATCCGATAGTAAAGCAGATTATCGACCAGCATATCAGGCGCGCCGAGGAAGGGCGACGGCGCTTTGGCGGCACCATGGACCAGAACACTATGCCGCCGATCCAGCTGATTAAGGAAGCGATCGAAGAAGCGATGGATCTGTGCGTTTACCTGCAGGCAGCGGTCGCCAAGCTGGAAGCCGCAGAGCCTGCAAAAGCCAAAAAGCCGTCAGCTGATCTGGCGCGGCTGATAGGGGTGGTGTCCGACTATTATCAGGTGCCGGAGGCGCTGATCTGCGGGTGCAGCCGAGGGAACAAGGAAATGGTGCTTGCCCGGCATGTGGCAATTCATCTCGCGAGAACAAAGCTGGGCATGACTTATGCCGCGATGGGCGCTGCTTTCGAGCGCGACCACACGTCGATGATGCACGCGTGTCGGCGGATCGA